GCCGCGTGGCCATCCTACGAGGTGACGATGGCGGTGCAGTTCGAGAACGTCGGGACCAGGGGCACACCCGCCGCCGTGTTGCCGACGACCGTGACCCGGTCGACGCTGTAGAACAGCATCGGTACGGCACCCGCCAGGACGGACGTATTCCGGCTCACCACGATGTCGCTCTGGCGCTTCGGCTGGTTCAGGTTGACGTAGGTCTTCAGGTCGCTGTCGGCAGAACTGGACGTGATCTGGTTATCGGTCACGTAGATGCGGGCGATCGTCCCGAAGACCGAGGACGAGGCGGCGAAGAACCCGTGGCCCTGGCCGAGGTCGGGACCGCCGTTACCGAAGCTGTTGTGGTTGAAGTAGAGGTCGGTGCAGGACTCGGTCGTCTCGTTCGGCTCGGGGTCGAAGCAGTAGTACCCCCACGCGTCTACGGTGCAGTAGTTCATCGTGATCCACGACCCGGACGTGACGGTCAGGCCCTGACGACCGACGTCGGTCGCGTGCGAGTCGTGCATCCAGACGTCGAAGCTGTTGCCGACCCGGAGCAGGTCGCCGCCGATGCCGGACGCCTCGATGTTGTAGATCTCGATGGCGTTCGTGCCGTTCTCCTCGACCTCGATCGCCGAGTGTTGCTCGGTCGCACCGCTGAAGACACCGGGCGTCGGGTTGGAGTTCGTCAGGGTGAAGCCGCGGATGACGATGCGCTCGCACGTCCCGCCCCAGAACCCGCCGTACTCGTGGCCGAGCAGGATGTTCGACTGGAGCTGGCCGAAGCCGCCCGTCATCTGGAGCGTGGCGCCGTAGCCGTCGAGGATGAGGTCCGTCCGGTTGTACAGTTGCAGCCCTTCCGTCCCGAGCTGGTAGATGGACCCGCCGCCCTGGTCGAAGATGATCCGGGTGCCGTTAGGCTGCGCGGCCACGAACGCATTGAGGGCCGCGGTCACGTTCGTCGCGCCCGTGTCATCGACGCCGGATACGGTCACGGTGTTCGTGATGACCGGAGCCGGGAACGGACGACCGGGCTGGGCGGTCGTGCCGGTGGCCTGGAGCGTCGCGAAGGAGTAGTTAGGCGAGGTCGCGGTATTGCCCGAGGCGTCGGTGCTGATGACGCGGTAGTAATACTGAGTGCCGGGCGTCAGCGAGGTGATCTGCTGGGAGTGGGCGCTGTAGGCGAACGACGTTTCCTTGATGCTGAACAAGCCGTAGGAGGTCGTGGTGCCGTACTGCACTTGGCCGGTAGCGGGCTCGTCGAGCGTCCACGAGATCGTCGCGGAACTCGTCGTGATACTCGACGACGTGACAGCCGAGATGACCGGCGGCGTGGTATCGGTCGTGCCGCCCGCGACGGTCGTCTGGGTCGCGTTGCCTGAGACGACGTTGTTGCCCGCGGCGTCGGTCGACTGGACGCGGTAGTTGTACAGCGTCGACGCGGTCAGGCCGGTGAGCGGAACGGTGTGCGACGTGACCAGCGCGGAGTCCGTCACGGTCGAGCCGTAGCCGACGGTCAGGCCGTAGTTGACGACCGACGTGGACGGCTCGTTCGTCGTCCAACTGATGGTCATGCTCGTGCTCGTGATGTTGATCGCCTGCGCGGTGCCGACGATGACGGGCGCGGTCGTGTCGAGGACGGGCGGCGTGAAGGTGAGCAGCGGGGCGAGACGAGCGACCGGCATCCAGGAGCCTCCGGGTTGCTGCTGCTCGGCGACGAGCGACTGTGACTTGACGGTCTTGGCGACTTGGATGCCGACGCGGAATGCGCCGTCCTTGCCGGGCCGGAAGACGTTGGTCGTCGCGCCCACGCCATCGAGGAGCAGGCGCGTCCGACGGTTGATGAACCCGGTCCCGACGACGGACGTGATCGTCCCGACGGGAACCGGGTTCGGGGAGGCGACGAGCGAGGCGGCCATCAGCTGATCGTGATCGTCCAGGTCACGGCAAGACTGTCCCCGCTGATCACGTTTGCATCGGCATTGAGGACCGTCTCGAAGGACAGGATGGACGACGAGGCCGTACTGACCTGGAAGAGACCGGCGCGGTGGATCGCCGGGAACGTGCCCGAGACGCTGAACGTCTTCGCGAGGGTGTACGTCGCAGCGCCGAGCGTATGCGCGTAGGTACCGAGCGCGCGGCCCATGCCGCCCGTCGTCAGCTCGCCCGTCAGCGCGGTGCTAGCAGCCGAGGCCGCGGATGCGTTCTCGGTCAGGGCGATATACCGGGACGGGGCGTTGCCCGCGAGGATGTGGTAGTTCGCCGTCGCGCCCGGAGTGACCCCGGCGGAGTCGTCGCCGTTACGCCAGGCATCGACGGTCAGGACCGACGTGGTATTGGAGATGATGGTCGCGTGGACCGGGGCGTTCGTCGACTCCTCCGCGACGACGACGCAGCCGATGTACGCCGAGGCGACGAACGGCGTGGCGGTCGCGGTCAGGGTCGTCGAGGACGCGCCCGTAGCGATCGTGCCGGAGACGCCGAAGCCGAGCTTGCCGCCGAGCATCGCGGCGACCTGGTCGCGTCCGCCGTCGTTGGCGGTCGTCATGATGTTGCGCGAGATGCCGAGGTCGTCAAGCGAGCCGTCGGCGTGGAGGATCGCGGCATGGACCTCGTTCGGGCCGACCCGGAACGAGTCGGCGACCTTCGAGCCGCGGAGCAGTCGAACGATCGCGCCATCGGCGAGCGGCTGGACGTTGAACCGGCTCACTTCTTGCCCTTCGCTTCCTTGGCGATCGCCGACTCGGCGCGAGCTTGCGCCTCCTCGGTCATCGCGGCAGTCATCGCGGCGGCCTGTCGAGCGCGGTTGCGCTTCGACCGAATCTCGTCGCGGTTCGGGTCGTCCTCGGCGAGCGCGGCGAACTCGCGCTCGTACAGCTCCGCGAGCTGCGCGTCGTTCAGGAACGCCTCCGGCCCCATCCCCTTCGGGACGTCGGCCAGGGTCATCGGCTTAGCCGTGGGAGCCATCAGTGCGCCTCGTCTTCGTAGTGCATTCGATCGGTTAGGGTCCGGACGAACGTCCGGGCGGTCGCGCCGCATCGGCGGCAGGGCCGACGACGCCAGCCGACGATCAGCTTCCCGCACTGGGAGCAGTAGCAGACCGTCGGCCGGATCGTCATCGGATTACTTCTTGGACTTCGTCGGCTCGGGAGCAGGCTCGGGAGCCGGGTCCGGGGTCGGATCGGGCGTCGGGGTTGGTTCGGTCATAGGTGCGTCCTCCTTCTTCGAGGGCTTCTCGGTGCCGTCGAGCGAGGCGAGCCGCATGAACTCACGCCGCTCGGCGGCCAGGTCGCGCTCGACCTGCTTGGCACGAGGCTTGAACTTCATGCCTTGCTTCTCGGCGTCCGCGACAGTCAGCCCGTAGGCCGCGTCCTCGGACTCGTGCTCGGTCTCCTTGCCGTCTGCCGTAAACCAGACGAGATCGCTCATCATCCGGCCTCGGTGTAGTACAAGACGACCTTGAATGCGCCCGCCGTGAGAGCGGCGGTCGCGATGACGATGCTGATATCCCGAGCCGCCGTCGTCTTGACGGCGGTCGAGGTCGTCAGCGCGCCGGACGTCGGCGCGGGGAGGATGTTCTTGACGCCGGTCGTCCACGACGCGACCGCGACGGCGGTCGTGATGTCGTTCGCGGCGTTGACCTGGACGGCGATCGTCGCGGCGCCACCGGAGGTGAGCGCCTGGGTGACTTCGATGAAGCCGCCCGTGATGATCGCCCCGGAGGGAATGAACGTGGCGCCGGTGAGGGCGATGGTTGACACCGCCCCACCGTCGACGGCGAAGGAGTAGTCACCTCGGGCGACCTTCTGCCGACCGATGTTCCCGCCCTCGCTGATGCTGGTCTCGATGACGCCCATGACCTACAGGCCCGTGACTGTGCAGAATGCGGAACCACGGTAGATGGCGAGGGTCAATCGCTCTTCTGCGAGGATCGCCACCAAGTTCGAGGTGAAGTACGAGGCGTGCTCGGTCGACGCCGTGACCGTGATGCCCTTGCGTCGGAAGATCTGCGCGTACTCGCGCGACCCGACGAGGCCGGTGTTCTCGGTCTGCGCCGTGGTGACGCGGACCTCCAGGCCCCAGATGCGATCCGGGCCTTCCGGAGCGGACGGGCTACCCCAGATGTAGATACCGTCCGCCGTACGGAGGAGCTTGACGTCCTGCCAGTCGTTCGGGTGGGTGACGTAGAAGGTCGGCTCGGCGAAGCCGGTGTTCCGGATCTTCGTCATCGCCTTATAGATGGCGTCCGGAACGGGGTCCGCGCCCTTGGCCTGGGTCTGGATGTTCGTCGCGTTATTCAGTCCCCGGATCTGCGGGGTCGTGCCGGTGCCGGTCAGGAGCTGGACTTCCTCGTGGCGCTGGACCATGAAGATGAGCCGGTTCTCGATGTACGAGCGGATACCCGCGACATCTTCAAGCAGCTCGTCGGTAGCAGGGAGCCACGTAGCGATCTTCTCGATCGGCAGAGTGGTGCGCGTGAAATCGAGCGTCGACTCGGGCTTCGCGCCCGCCTCCGCGACGGTCGCGGCGGCGTTCGTGAAGGTCGTCTCGGTGACGATCGAGAGCGTGTTGTTGTCGGTCGTGCCCTGGAGCAGCAGGTCCGCGACGGTACGCGACTCCTGGGCGGACGGGACGATGCCCGGAAGGCGGGTCGCCTCGTTATTGATGTCGGTCAGGAGCAGCGTGGTCTTCAGGCCCGCGAGCGTGCCGTCATACGTGAACGACTTATTGTGGTCGCCCTTACCGTGGCCGCCGAAGTTGGCGTCGGCCATGACCTCGGAGAAGGACTTGGCGCCCTTGGGCGACGGCGAGCCGACGACGTCCTCGCCGCCGACGACCCGACCGAGCGATCGCGGTGCGGTCTTGGCGGCGGCCTCGATACCGTCGAGGTCGATCTGCTCGTCGATGGCCTTGCCGACCTCGCCCGACAGCTTGTTGAGCCGCTGGACTTCGGCGACCTTCTCCTCGGTCGTGCCCGAGATGGACTTGACCTTCGAGAAATCGCGGTCAGGACCGGCTTCTTCGAAGATGGTCGCGATCTGCTTGTTGTAGGCGTCGCGCTCCTCGCGGAGCTGCGCGAGCTTGGACATGATGTTCCTTTCAGGTGAGCGCCCCGACTGCGCGGGACTGCTCGGCGATGAAGTCGATGTAGGCGGCCTCGATGGCCTTCTTCGTCTCCTCGGACTGCGGACCCGTGCGGGCCAGTAGCTCGACGAGCGCGGCGCGTCGTTCGACGACGCCGTCCAGCGCGGCGATGACCTCCTCGATCTCGGCGCGGTTCGCGGCAGACAGTGCTCGTCCGGCCTTGACCCGTGCGTCGTATCGGGAGAGGGATCGCCCGGCGAAGGCATCCACGAGAGCTGTCACTCGCTCCGCGTGGCCTGCGAACGACTCGTGCTCCGGGTCGTCCTCGCCGATGATGGTCTTGATGAGGTCGGTCGTCGGTTCGATACCGGCGGCCGCGAGGTGGTCGATATGCTCCGCCGACTTGACCGCGAAGGTCACGACCGCGTCCGGGTTGGCCGGGGTCGGCGTCAGGGAGAGCTCCTGCCAGGGCCACCGGACGATATGCCCGTCGGCGTTGGTCTTGACGAGGTGCGGGATCGCACCGGACGAGAACGAGAGCTGGCCGTTCCGGATCATCTTCGCGACGGTCGCGTGGTAGCGCGCCCGCTTGTCGAGTTCGGCCTGCGCCCAGATGCCCTCATCGCGGGTCTCGTGGGTCGTCTGGCGCCCCTGCACGATGAGGTCCATGTCCTTGTTCGTGCCGTGGTTGTAGATGAGCGGACGACCGTCCGGGTAGAGGTCTGGGACGATATCGGTATCGGGACCGAAGTCCTCGCCGTGGAGGTCCTTCCCGTTCAACGGGCCGCCATACGGGATAGCGAGACCCTCGATGATCGTGTCCGAGCCTTCGGCGAACTTGACGGTGTGCATCGTTACTCCTGACGCGGTACGTCAGCCGCGGGCGGCTGCTGCTCGTCTGTGATGGGCGGGAGGTCGACCGCGGCGGCCGCGTCGTTCGGGGCGATGCCCGCGGTCGTGAGCTGGGCAAGGAGGCCGAGCCGGTCCTGCATCGTGAGGTCGTCGGCCTGGTCAAGCGGGATCATGTTCATCGGGACGAAGTGGCGAGAGCCGAGTCCGTCAGGAAGCGGGTTCTTGTCCTCCATCGCGCGGATATCGTCGATCGACCAGATACCGCGGTCCCAGCCGGACGTGTACGCCTTCCAGCGCGCGTCCGTGTCGCCGCGGAGGAAGGCGTCCATGACGTGCTTCGTATAGTGCGGATCGTCCCGGCCGAGGATATCCATCTTGTACTGCTGCTCGGCGCGTTCGACCCAGCCGCGGAGGGCCATCGAGGTATAGCCGATCATCTGCTGCTCGATACCGCTACCCCAGGACGTGGAGCGGTTGACCATCCCGAGCATCGACGGCGGGATGCGGAAGCCGGTCGCCATCGCGCCGCCCGCGTGTTCGAGCGTGGCGATGAACTGCGCGTCGTCGTTCGGGATACCGAGCGTCGCGAGGTCGAGACCCTCCTCCAGGATCGCGATGCGCTGCCGGTTCTCCAGTCCGCGCCAGTTCTCCATCGACGCCCGGACGTTCTTCTCGGCGTCGGGCGAGAGCTTGCCCGCGGTCTTCAGGAAGGCAGGCGGGATCATGCCCTTGTCGAACTGGTTGACGCCGTGGGTCTCGGTCGCGATGCCGAGCGCGAGCGCGCGGCGCATCCGGTCCACGACGGAGTAGCCCATCCGTCCGTCGTACCCGAGGCCGTGGAGGTGGAAGACCCGACCCTTGGGCAGGACGAACTGCTCGCCGCCGATCCGGTAGCGGTAGTGGAGCGTTCCCGGTGCCAGCTCGTACGTCCGGCCCTCGTGCGTGTACCGGACCGCGTCGCGGGACCGGACGGGCTCCATCATGTCGGGACGGAGCGGCCAGAGGTTGATGACCGTGCCGTCGCCCGCCAGCTCCATCTCGGAGTAGGCGTTGCCCCACGTCAGGACGTGCGCCATCATCGTCTCGCGCCAGGTGAAGGCGGTCATCTCCGGGTTCGGCTGGTCGTGCAGGAGGCGCTGCGCCCAGTGGTCCTCGGCGACCTCGCGCCCGCCGTCGGGCCGCTTGCGGTAGACGTTCAGCGGCAGACCCGCGACGTCCTCGGAGATGATCTTCACGGCCGCGTAGAACGGGATGAAGTTCAGCGCCGAGGTCTGGTCGACCCGGACCCCGGCGATCCGGCCGGACGACTCGAAGTGCCCGTGGTTGTAGATGATGTCGTTGTCGTGCGGGGTCATATAGCCGCCGGTCCCGCCGAGGTGCCAGAAGCCGGTGACGATGTCCTTCGTGGCGGTGCCTTCCCAGGCGGTCCCGTCCCACTCGCTCATGCGTTCGCGCTCATCGGGTGTTCTCCTGTGAGCGCGATACGTCTACACGAAAGAGACGCCCCGCGACTCGTACACGGACTCCGTGACTAGGACCTCCGTCATCGTCATCGCCGCCTCGTACGCGAGCACGTCGGCGACGGGATGGTCGATCGGAAGTCGGTCCGTCCCGCGCACCAGGACGTACATCGTTCGGTCATTCTCCGCTTCCGCCAGCCGGACCTTGCGGCGCTGGGCGGTCGCGAGTTGTGAGGTCAGGACGGGATCGCCGTCGTGGGTGTGGATGCCGCCACCGACGGCGCCGTCCCAGCGATCGAAGGCCGGGGCGAACCGCACCGGCTGATCGGGATCGAGCACCAGCACGACCGGCTTCCCGTCGGGGTCCTTGCCGTAGGCGGCGGTCCAGTTCTCGACCTCGGTGTACCACTTGCGCTTGTCGGCGAACATCCGCCCGACCCGGTACGTCCGGAACGCGGCGGCGACCGCCTCGATGACGTCGGCGCGGGACTCCGCTCCGTTCGTTAGGTCGAACGAGAAGCCGTCGCGGGTGCAGCCGCGGAGCGCACCGCCCGCGAAGCCAAGGCCGATCGGTTCGTTCGCCGCGGGTAGGCCGGGACGTGCCAGACCGGACCAGGTAGCGGGGTCCACCGCGTGACCCGCGCCGGGGACGATGATATTGCCGTAGAACCGGGCCGCCTGAGCGAGGTCACGTTCGGCAAGGTCGGCGGCCTCCGCTTCGATCGAGTCGAGGTCGATATGCCCCGAGGGGCGGAGGGTATCGGCCGGGTAGACGAGCCGGTGGATCTTCCGCCGCTCGGCCTTGTTCGCGTACGACAGGTTCTTCGGCGGGGACGCCATCTGGCGGTACACGTCCGGCGCGGACGACTCGTACTGCAACTGCGCGACCGAGGACTCGGACGGGTCCCAGGCGTTCGTCGTGAGACTCGCTCGACCGCCCATCCCGGAGAGGCCGCGGTACTGCGTATCCGCGAGCTTGACCATCTTGTTCGCGGCGGTCCATAGCCCGAGTTCGTCCTGCGGGACGAAGGTCACGCGCTGGCCGAGGCGGGACTGGTTCGAGGACGTGACGGTGTCGATCCGCCCGCCGCCGGGGAGCCGGATGAACGCCTCGCCCGTCTTCGGGATCAGGTCGTGCAGCGGCCCGTCGTCGATCATCGGCCGGAGCGCGTCGTACGTGTTCTCGGTCGAGTCCTCGGAGAACGCCGTGATCTGGATCAGCGGCGTCGACCAGGCCATGCCGCGCGGCTCTCCGGCCTCGTACGGGTACTCCCAGCCGCACCGGCAGCCGTGGTCGCTACAGGCGTAGCCCTCGTCCCGTCCGGCGAACCCGGCGAACAACGCCGGGCCGACGCCTTCGAGACAGACCTGCGCCGCGATCAGCGGGTTCTTGCCGACCTTCTGCGGCCCGACGAGTAGTCCTCGCCGATAGACGAACGCGGGTGCGAGGACCGGGTTCTCCGGGACCCACGGCGCGTCGCCTCGGACGCGGTAGAAGTTGGCGAGGTAGAGGAACTGGTAGTCGTACAGCTCGAACGGCGATCCCTTGCGGAACCCGTCCGGGACGATGCAGTGCGCCTCGATCCAGTCGAGCGCGACCGCGAGCGGCGCGTCAGGTCTGACCGCCGTCAATCGTCTGGAGCCGCGAGCGGATACGGCTGGTGCGGCGGACGCCATCGGTCACTCCCTTCGCGACGATCGGCTCCGCGTCCAGGACCCAGCGGTTCCTAGCTAGACCGGGGAGCGAAATGCCGAGCTGCTCCTCCTGACGAAGCAGGATGGTCGAGACGGACGCCCGCTTCTCGGGGTCGACGACCTCGGCCGAGCAGAGCGCCCGGACGTAGTCGGCGACGGCGGTTTCCTGACCGTGCTCGCGCCACATCCGCGCCTGTGGTCGCCGCCAAGTGAGGGTCCAGTAGTGGGTCTCGGCCTTCGACGGCTTGCGCGTACCGGGCCAGGCGGGAGGCGGGTCGTCGCATGGGGTGTTCGGGATATGGGTCCACGGCAGAGCGTCGGCTCGGTCGTTGCGGAGCGAGTTCGGGCTAGGCGCGGGACCGGATCGAGAGGAGGAGCCTGATGGCATCGTTACGAACCTCGGATGATGCGGAATATCGTAA